AGAATGAGCCTAAGAACGGCAGTAATTCTCTGGCCGGTCAAATTGTTGTTTATGCTCCACAGGTAATTAGTCTTGAGAATTATAACATCGTTGAGGTGAGTGAGTAATGCCACAAGATACCAAACAGCCAGCGAAGAAAACAGCACAGCCGTCGTCTAGTTTTCTTCAGAAAATGTTTGGCCCTGAAAAGTTTAGTCCTGAAATGGAAGAAGGCATTGGGATTGCTAGGAAAGAGATGCCTAACATGGCACCTGTGCAGCCTTACGGATTCTTCTCTCGATTAGTTAATCCTAATGCCCTAGCCTACGTATCAAGTGGTAGTAATATCTATTTGAATCCTAGAACTAATGAAGGACAGACTCCACAGGAGATAGCTGATACATTAACTCATGAGCAAGAGCATATAAAGCAAAAAGCGGAAGTCGGTCCTTTCACATCCTTCCTTAATAGTCTCTTCCCTCAACCTCAATACTCAGAGCGGCCAGATGAAATGGCTGCATTCCAAGCTGAGAAAGATAGACGTAATAGAATGAACCGTCCACAAACAGCGGTTCCTTCTTTTGGTACAGACCAGTTCTATGTTCCAAGAGATATTAACCTCCCATTAGAAAAGTATAAACCATTGTTGCAGCCAACACCACAAAATAAATTCAAACCACTCAGTGGTCCAGTAACAATGAGTAATTTTAGAAGGCTGCCTAATCAGTAACTATGGCATTCAGCTCAGGAGAGTGGAAGCCAATCAAAAAGCAGGAAGCATTTCTTGCTTTGCCATGGAAGCAGCCGTACGATATTAAAGAAGCAATGTATGGTGGGGGAGCAGGTTCAGCTAAGACAGATGTCCTTTTGTTATACGGCATCTGCCACGGCTGGTATCTCAATCCAGCATTCAAACAAGTATTTCTACGTCGTACATTTCCTGAACTTAGGAATGAGGTTATTCCAAGAAGCCAGCAAATCTATCCTAAGTTTGGAGCTACATTAAATAGAGGTGACATGGCCTGGACATTTCCAAGGCCAGATCAAATTGGATCATCTGGATATGCTAATGCTGGTGCAAGGATATTTCTTGGTCAGTGTGAGAATGAAGATGATGTCCATAAATATGATTCAATGGAAATTAATTTATTTACTCCGGATGAGTTAACTTCCATAACCGAATATATTTATTTGTACATTGGATTTACTCGTGTTAGAACTAGCGATCCTACACTACCAGCAATCATAAGAGCGGCAGGAATGCCAGGTGGTATTGGTCATACCTGGGTAAGAAAAAGATTTCCTGATCCAGCTCCATTCGGTACTGTCATCAAAGGTAGAGGTGGTAACCTCAGAATTTATATTCATGCTACTTTGCATGATAATCCACATATTGATCCTGGATATAAACAGTCATTAGAAGCATTACCAGAGGCAGAGAAAAGAGCTAAGCTACATGGTGACTGGAATGCTTATTCCGGTCAGGTATTTGATGAATTCAGGGATAGAAATTATCCTGATGAACCTGAGAATGCCATTCATGTAATTGATGAATTTCAGCTTCCAGAATGGTGGCCTAGGATTGTAGTAGGCGACTGGGGAAATGCCGCTATGACCTGGGTTGGATTCGGAGCTATCAGTCCCGATCGTAGACTATACATCTATCGAGAGATGCATTGGATTAAAACTAAGATTGCAGAATGGGCACCATATGTAAGGGAATTTGTTGAGATTGAAAATCCTAGACTTATCAAGTTCTGTAAGTCAGTTGGAAAGGAACTTGGTGAAGAGCATACTATTCAAGAACAAATCTCTAATGCATTGGGACGGCAGATTGAGCTAACATCGAATACGGCTGGTTCTCGTGTTGCTGGCAAGCAGCTAATTCATGAATATCTTAGATGGAAATCTAAGCATCTTATTCTTAAACAAAAAGTAGGACAGTATAACGAAGAACGGGCAATGTGGATTCTTCGTAATAGAAGCATGAAAGAGTATAAGAGTTATATTGATTCATTTAGTGAGCAAGAACCAGAAAAGAATTTACCAAAGCTTCAGATATTTGGATCATGCAAAGTATTGATTGAAGCAATCAAAGCATGTTCATATGATAAAAAGAAGGTTGAGGACATTGCCGAATTTGAAGGCGATGACCCAATCGATGGACTAAGATATATGGTAGATGCCGCTGAGAACTACATGGGTGCTGCAGAATCTGAATTTAGAATTATTCAGAAAAGAGAAGCTATCATACAGCGGCAGATTGCTAGTGGAGATTGGACTGGATTCTATCGTGACATGAGAAGTTTAGATACTAATAAAGTTAAACCAATTAGACTCTTCCATCGTAGGAGACTGGTGAACTAAATGTCTCATGACAGAAACGGTGAGCTTATCTCTGTAGGAGATCAGGTATATATTCCATGTAAAGTTAAGTCCATTACTATGGATGAAAACTATTGCAACTTAACAGTAGAAACATTCTATTCAATGCCTCCATATGAGGATCAGAAGAGCACTTATACCTTGAATACTAAACAAGTACTTAAAAAGGTGAGTTAAATGCCAACACAATCAATTCAGGTTGGAGTGCCAACTACAATTACACAGAATGTTGTATATGCAACACCAGCCAGAGCATGTGTTGTCACATCATCTGCTGCATTAGAAATTTCGATGGATGGCAGCACGTTTGTAGCAATGTCTGTATCAGCTACAAATGCTGCACCTCTTGTAGCTGCTCCATTTATTCGTTGTACTACTGCCAGCCCTATTGTAGTTTGCAGACCAAACGATTAATTTATGAGAGCCGAATGTTATAGATTTGAAGAGTACCATTATGAGATAGTAATCTCTGTATCTCCATCAGATATTTATCAGTTCTGGAATCGTACATTTAATAGAATTTTATTTTCAGAAGTAGGAAAGTTTTTTAGCAAATGATTATCTGGCTGCATAAATTACTTAATCCTCATTGTCCTCACTGTAAGGCAGATGAGGAGGATAATAGAGTTTGCCAATCCTGTGAAACATTAAAGATGCAACTAGCAATTGTCAATGCTGAAAAGCAAAGAATGTTAGAAGCATTACTAGATAAACCTAAACCTAATATTGAACCTCAGAAAGTAGAAATACCTCAAGAAGTAAAGCCTCGAATGATGACGTGGAATATGCGTCGTCAGATGCTTGAGGCTGAGGATAAAAAAACTGCTGAGATTATGAGGAAGATAGAAGAGGATAGAGCTAAATTAAGGCCAGCTAAAACATCTAATGAATTAGAAAAGGAATTAGGAGTATCAAATGATGAAGCCATCGGGCGGAGTAATGAAGAAGTTATTCAGCCCAGAGAACATGAAGAAGTCAAAGAAGTCTCATAGTGAAGATAAAAAAATGAATAATAAGAATAAAGGACCATTTGGTAAAGCGGCTGCTAAGAATATCTAGTTATGCCATACGATACATTCTGTAAAGACTGCAGAAAGAAAATAACTGCATCTAACATTGTGTATCATGGGGTATTTCAGCTTGTTCGGTGCAGAGATTGCTATAATAAATATCATAGGGATTATAGAGAACGAAATAAGAAGAAAATTGGAACCTATAAAACTAAAGATTCAATTAAAAATACAAACCTAAAATGTCTATATAATATTACTCTAGAAGAATATAATAGGCAAAAAGAATTACATCTTGGTGGCTGTGCAATTTGCAAACAGCCATTTGATAACTTATCAGTAGATCATAATCATAAAACAAATGAATTTCGTGGTTTGCTCTGCAAGAAATGTAATACAGGATTAGGAGCATTTAATGATAGTGAGATTCTACTTATAAATGCTATTGATTATCTTAAAAGAACCACCTGGAATAAGAAAGTAGGGTAGTTATATCCCATATGACCAAGTAATGCACAAATATAAACATGGTCAGTTACACTCTGGCTCTAAGACTGGACCAAAAGTAACTAATCGAAAGCAGGCTATTGCCATTATGTTGAGTGAGAAACACAAGGCTGCGGCTGGTAAGAAAGAGTATCAATCTAAGAGTTCTGGTCCATCTGAAAGCGTAGTCAAAAAGAGGCTAGGAAAATGATTACTCTAATTCTCACCGTTGCTCTTGTCGGCTTCATAACTTGGTTAATTATCACATATATTCCAATGCCAGACATCTTTAAGAATGTAATTGTAGTACTGGTAGTTATTATACTAATTCTTTATATCTTTAGTACTCTTGGATTTCATGACATTGCTGTAAGACATTAACATGCCAAAGAGAGACCGGACAGACCAAGAAAGAGTTGAGAAGCTACTAAAGTCTGTAGCTGATCATTTCGACCAAGAGGATAGAGCTGTCCGTGAAAGACAATTAAGAGATTGGCGTAGGCTTAAATTACTCTGGGAGGGATTCACTAGAGTATGGTATTCAGAGGTAGCTCATGATTGGAGAATCTGGGATGAAAATATCATTACAGCCGATACAGACCAGCAATTCTACGACAAACCAATCAATATCTTCAGAGCTTATCTCGAAAGTATTATTGCGGCTCTCAGCATCACAGTCCCAGGCATCAAGTGTTATCCTGACGACGCAGATAATCCACTCGACCTAATTACAGCTAAGGCTGGAGATAAGATTGCACTACTGATTTCCAGACATAATAATACTCCTCTACTTTGGCTACATGCACTTTATGTTCTCTGTACGGAAGGAATGGTAGCTTGCTATTCCTATCCTAGAGAAGATGATAAGTATGGAACATATAAAACACCTAAGTATGAAGAGCAGACAGAGGAAGCATACGTTTGTCCATACTGTAATCAACGTATGGCAGATGAAGTTTTCAGTAATCGTCTCATGGATGAGTATGAGCCAGGAGATGATGAAGTTCTACTACATGATGTACTTAAAAATATTGGCCCTATTTGTCCTGAGTGTGCTTCATTACTAGATCCTAATCTACAGAAGTCTACACTAACAGTAACACGTCAAGTTGGAGAAACTACTCATCCAAAGTCAAGAATTTGCCTTGAAGTATATGGTGGATTGTATGTAAAGATTCCAGTTTCAGCAATGAAGCAGGAAGATATTCCTTATCTATTCTTCTCTTATGAAACTCATTATTCTAATGTGGTAGATAGATATAAGGATATGAGAGATAAGATGGGTAACAAGAGTAAGATTGGAACTACTAGCGGTG